TTAAACTTTTTTAATTAATTTTACCACTGCTTCCGTTCGAGCAGTGTGTGGGAACATATCGACCGACTGGATATAATGGAGGTCATAGACTTCTACTAAGCGTACCAAATCACGAGCCAAGGTCGAAACATTGCAAGAAATATAAACCATTTTTTCTGGTACATAAGTAAGAATAGTATCTAATAACTTATCATCCAGACCTGTACGTGGTGGGTCCACAATCAGAGCATCTGCTCGGTAGCCTTCCTTGTACCAGCGAGGAATAATCTCCTCTGCTGTTCCAGCTTCGTAATGTGTGTTGTCAAATCCCATTCTTTTAGCATTTCGCTTGGCATCTTCAATAGCTTCTGGAATAATATCCATTCCTCTAAGTGTCTTTACTTTCTTTGCAAAGGCAAATCCAATCGTTCCAACTCCACAATAAGCGTCAATCAAATGGTCTTCTTTATCAACATCCAGCGCTTTTACTGCCTCGCTATAAAGGACTTCTGTTTGTTCAGGATTTAGCTGATAGAAAGCTCGAGGGGATAGTGAGAATTCATAGTCGAGTACACCTTCTTGAATACTCTCTTCTCCCCAGATAATCTCTGTCTTTTCACCATAAATCTCACTGGTTTTAGCTGTATTTGTATTCACAGCTACTGTCACAACTTCTGGAAAATCTTTAACTAAGTCCTTTACAAGTTGGGTTAAGTTAAGCTGGCGATTTGTAACAATAATAATCTGAACCTGTCCAGTCTTTCTTGCTCGTCGGACCATAATAGTACGGACACCTAGGACTTTCCTCTCATCTGTGATTGGAATCTGGTGATAAGTAAGCAATTCTGCTAGGCGATTAGCAATCACTTGGGTTTCCTTATCTTGTACTAGGCAGTCTTTCAACTCTACTAAATAGTGAGAGTTTTGTGCATATAAGCCCGCCTTAACCTGATTCTTAAATTTTCGAGTCTGAAATTGTAACTTAGCACGGTAATATTTTGGTTCCTGCATTCCAATAGTTGGGCGGATTTCATAGTTTTCATATCCTGCAGGAGCAAATTTTTTCAGCGCTTGATGAAGTAAGTCCGTCTTGAACTCTAGCTGCTTATCATAATGCAGGTGCATGATTTGGCAGCCTCCGCACTCATTATAAATAGTACAAGCTGGCACAACTCGAAATTTAGACTTCTTATTAACCTTTAGTAATTTTGCTTCAACAAAGTTACGTTTAATAGAAGTAATCTGACAATAGATATCTTCACCTTTGAGAGCACCAGGCACAAAGACTAATGTTTTTTGATAAAAGCCGATTCCCTCACCATTAATTCCCATGCGCTTGATTTTTAATGGTATTTTTTGTTTCACTTTCAGATTCATACCCCTATCTTATCACATTTTGAGTTATTCCGCTACCGCTTGATTTTTATATTTCATTAGTATGCTAAAGCCTTTATATTGCTGATTTTCTTTAAAATCATATTTCCTTATATTTTCTTTAAATTCTTTAAAAGTTCCTAAAAATGTTCACAAAAAAGCTCCATAAAGGAGCCACTATACTATATGATGAGTTCAGCAGGCAAGAAACTAGCGCGGTCAAACGTGCTTTTTTTATTACCTAGCATTCCTAGGAAATACTCTTAGTTATTTGAATACAATGAATTAGTACGAATTGGATAAAGTTTTACTGTTCTTTATTATTTGAGTTAGTCCCAAAAAGATACCCGGTCAGTGAAAAAATGAGTAATTTAATAATTTCTATGAAACTCTCTCCAACAGGGCTAATCCCACCGTTGTTTCTATAAGTTTCAACCACGTAAACAATTACAAGCAAAGTAACACACCAGCCAAGTAAATTGTGCCCCTTTATCGTGTTAAATACCTCTTTTGTAACTAAATTAGGTTTCACATTATTTGCATTATCAGTAGGAAATTGGCTATTAGTATTTTTAGGGACATCTTCTTCAATGGGAATATTGTTCATTTTTTCTTTCTTAGACGGCAATCTGATACTCCTCTTCTTCATGTATCTCTTGGTCGTTTAAATAAACCTCTCCACGCTTGTCTGCTTTTGACCATGCTGTTCCAGGCTGATGTGTAAGTTGCGATAGATACACACCGTCTAGCTGTTTATATTTCTCCCATACTAATTCAAAAGCTCGATCGAAACGAGGATTATTATTGAATCGGACCGTATTATAAGAACCATCTTCATTAAGATAAAATTCAGTTATTCTATTAGATCTGAATTTTTTAAAAGCTTGATAAACAGATGAGATAACTGGACCATATTGCCATACTTCAAATCTATTCTCAAACAATTTCAATCCGTTTTCTTGTAGATATACCTTATATAAGATATATATTAATTTTTGTAATTTCATTGGAGAAATATCAATTTTTTCTTTTTTTGCTCTATCTAAGAATGTATTTGCCACATCTAAAGCAGTAATCATATTTATCCCTCCCTTACTTACAAAATGTTTTTATATAGTCATTATAACACAATTATTAATAGATAACACGTATTTTTTAAGTTCCTTTTATAACACCATAAAAGCCCCTAGATTCGTTTCTAAGGGTTTCTAGTTGATTCATGGAGTTTTATATGATGAAGCCCTAAACTGGGGCGTCCTAGACTCCAGTTATTCAGATGATGGCTACTTATATGCTTCTAGTTCTCCGTTCTGGTGGATTCTAGCAAAGTTTAAGACAGCTATCTGTTTGTATCTATGATAATTAGTGGATTTTGTCCCAGCAATTTCTAAACATTCACTTACTGTTTTCTTCCTCATGTAACAATAATGGATAATAAAGTATTTTCTGGCTCGCTTGTTCTCTATCTTATTGATATCATGGACAAATGTTTCTAGACTCTCTCTGATTGCCTTTTCATGCTTACTAGTCAAATTCCACTGATCAGGTAAGACAAGTTTCCAAGTTTCTTCATCTATTGTAACTTGGTTTTCACTTCCTGCCATCCTCTGGAATCTCGGAAAGTAGATCATCCGCTTTCTACTTTAAATTACAAGGGTAAAAGCTTAATTTCTTCTACTAAATTTCTTCATTTTTCAAAACTAATCTTTTTCTGATAAATTGGTAGGTTTTTACCCCCTTTTTGTCTGGAGGTCTCCGACTTGGAAAAAGTTCCCTTCACCGGTTCCCAAAGTATTCAAAAAAATTTTTTCAACATGGGGAGAGTCAATATCCTTTCAGTTCTATAAATCTTTTAGCGATTACTTTTCTTCGACTATTTATATAACGAGTAGTTTTATTTAGTTTCTCTGCCACGTCTTCCCAAGTCACACCAGCTTCTAAAAATCTCATTTTAAAGATGACTAGATCAGTATCAATCAGATTGTCCATCAAGGTATCTACAATTAATTTAAAACCCTCCAGATATCTTAAGGTTAAATCTTCTTCAATTCTAATTATAGTATCTTCAGTAGGACTTGAAACTTTCTTGCCCTGAGATCTAATATACGTTTCATTCCCATGTTTCTTGTTATGTATCAACTCTTGTCTTCTCAAGTAAATTTTATTAGCAAGCGTTCTATATCTTTCTAATTCATTATCAATCCCGTCCAAGTCTCTGTTACTAAGGTCATACATAGTCAAGTACCTCCACTTCGATTTTAAAATTTTCTTATCTTGCATTCTGTCAATCTGACAAAAAGCGCTAAAAGCTTTTCAACACTCTACTTACCAGGTATCATTGTTTTCAGTTTGATAGCTCTTCAATATGACAATCTAAAGTACTCCCCTCTAATTTATTCCCCAGTTTCTCTTATCTTACATTCTGTGAAACTCACTCCATTCTATAACTTACTGATATATATGGCTTCCAAGCCTATACTCTATTTTAGTTTATGCTTTCTTCATTTTGTGAAACTAATTTACTGAAATTAAAAACAAGGCCACTTTTGATATAACTATCAATTTCTTGATATTCAAATCAGCCTTGTTTCTGATGAATTACTCTTTACCTAGATATTCTTTAATCTCACGATATTCCTTAGAAAAATTCATATGCCCACTGACATCAGGATTTAAGAACGGAAGGATACTTGTTGGATTTACTTCTGTCCGATATACTGCAAGAGAATGCTCCTGAGTTATTTCTCCAACTACTCCTTTATGTATTTCTTCTACATCTTTCTTTAGTGATTGAATTTCATCGTAGGCATCTAAAATTATTCTAAGTTTCTTCTGGTAACGTTTATAGATTTTCTTTTCTTCAGCTCTTCGTTTAGTCTCTTTAAAGATATATTCAAATATCGCTGCCTTTGCCTCCCAGAAATTAGTATCATGCTCTTTCTCTAAAAGATCGATTGATTCACTCATTTTAGCAATTTGTTCTAAAGAAGTAGCATTATCCTCAAGAAAAGAATCAATATTATCAAATGAAATCTTCTTCTCTCCAGTAATTGTTTTTCTTTTTTCTTCCAACTTTGTTCTTGCTTTTGCAATCTTATCTTTTTTATCATCAAGATTTTCTAACGTTGATAATACTTCTCTAATATCCATTCACTATCTCCTAATTCCATTTTATAAAGAAAGCGCAATCCGTTTCAATTTTCTTCACAACGAAACGAGTATAAAGCATTAAACTCATTCCATAAATAACGGATTCACTTACCCAACGTAAGCTATTTTTATTTCTTTCAAATAAAGTAGCGAAATTGTACAAATCCCCAACGAAAGCAACTTTATCGCCTTTTACTCCTAGTACTTCATCAGATACAACAATAACATCATCAATGTATAAGTTTTCTGAGAATCGTTCCTTCTTGTTAATTTTTAAAATATAATTTCCATTGCTAGATTTCTCTTTATCTAAAAACTTAAATAGTGACTGACTTAATACAAGAGTATTATGACGTTCAGGATTTAAATCGTTTATTGTATCTTTCAATTCGTCAAAATTAGAAACACTTTTTTCAGGTGCTTCTTTTAGAATTTTTCCAATTTCAATATTACGAGTTTTACGACAAAGACGGGTAATTTTGTTACTTAAGAAGTCTGATATATTATATTCTCCATCATCAACTTGTTCAGACGATAAGGCAATACGTCCTGAAAATGTCTTGTGTTCAAACTTGGTTCTAATCTGTTTTTTTCTAAGTTCTACACTTTTACTATCTCTAAACTCTTCTGATTCAAGTTCTGATAGATGTTCATCGTCAAAACCTACAGTTTCATATGTTCCACCAGTACCCGTATGCTCAATCACATTAACAAGATCCACTAATTCTTTCCCTTCTTCAGGAACGTCATAGATACTTGTTATATCTTGTGATAATATTAAACCTGTTTTTGATTTTTCATCATCAATACTCATTCCTCTACTTCTTACATACTTTTCTACCAAACTAAATTTTTTAGCCATTTTATACTCCTTTATCTCTTTATTGCTCCTCGTTGTTTATAATTTTTTCTAAAATTCTTAGCTCTTAGCTTTTCTTTTAGAACTCTACGAGCTTTTAAAATCATTTTTTCTAACTGTTGATTTTGTGTTTTCGTCAGCATATTTTTCTAGTATTTCATGGTTCCCACTTTCTAAACTGCTATCTTCATTTTTACATTTTGAAAATATTTTCTGTCTTTTTTCTGGATCAATAGAAAACTTACTAGCTACCACATACCCTAATGAAGTATCTACCGTCATCTTCTTCACCTCCTTTCTTCTCAAGCAAAAAGGGACATACCACTAGCATCATATGCTTACGGTATGCCCCTGAGTTGTTCTCAATAGACTTATTTTTTAGTTTCTTTTTTGACTAGATGAGTAAATTTCCCATCTGAGTAGACTAAAGTTATCTCTCCAAATCTTGGAACTTTTTCTATCTCTATTATACCACATTTTTCGTAGACAATAAAGCCTTTTTCTGTTGAAAATTTCATTTCATCCATATCTATTAACCTTTCTCTCCTCTCACTGTGTTAATCGTATATCGCTTATCTTTGATTGTGAAAGCCTTGAAAGTGTTCCCTTCTAAACCTTTCAAAATTCTACTTGAATTTCTAGCATTGTATACCGTCCGCAGTTCGCTACTGTCTAAGTTTGTATTAAAAATTGTAGTTTCTCGATTATTGATAATATCAAACAAGAAATCCTGTTCCCAGTCACTCTTAGGTGTTACTGTCCCATTTTTTGCCCCCAGGTCATCGATGATTAGGAAATCAACATCAACAAGCTTTTTAACCGCCTCATATTCTGTTAAGTTTGCATTCCTTCCATAAGCCCAACCTTCTTTTATCTGCTTGATAATCTCGGTTAAGCTGACAAATAAGACACTCTTAGGATCGTTCTTCTCTCTGAAACTCTCATTGATTTCTTTGGCCAGGGCAAGCGATAAATGACTTTTTCCTATTCCTGTGCTACCGCTGATTAAAGTATTTCCCGTCATACCTGCAAGGTATTTCTGGGCTTGCCCCTTTACAAACTCTAACATCTGACCTTCCTCTGTAGTCTTAACAAAGAAATTATCAAATGTCGCTCCCTTTAACTCTTTAGGAATTGTACTATCACGCATTAATACATCATAAGTTTTAAAATATGTTTGTCTATCATCAAACCGCTGTAATAGGTCTTTCTCTTTTTGTTTAATCTCCCCCTTCACACACTCTGGGCAAAATGGTTGTATTTTTCTTTCTGAACTCCCTACTACAGGTATAGAAATTTCCCAGTAATTTACCTGATGAATATCACAAACTTTATCCGATATTTTTCTGTTATGAAATTCTTTAAATTGTTCCTTCATATTTGCAACTCCTAAAATGGTAGATCTGGAAAGTTGTCTTCGGACTTCCCTTTTATGGTTTTAGGCTTTTGATTCAAATAACCGTCAAACTTAGATCCGAAAAGTGTTTCAGGTCTCAGATATTTAGAAAATTCAGGACTATCCTTCCATTCTGCCGTTTTAATATCTATCACCTGTTTAAAATCTTCAAGTGTATAGCCTTCTTTGAATCGTGCCATTATCGGCTTCAAATTTTTGTCCAAATATTTATAATTTTTCCCTACTGTATGATTCAGATAAGCTAGAGGGATTCTTATTAAATACTTCTCAGGATGTCCTTTAGCTATTTCCTCGATCATTCTCGGAGTTAACCAATTTGGGAAAGTAAAGTCAGGTTTACCTGACAATATATATTCTTTATATAACTCTTTATCTTTCTCTGACTCTTTCTCTATCTCTATCTCTGTTGGACATGAGTTGGAAATAGTCTTTTTATTTTGGACATTCTCCAATTTTGGTAAATTTTGACTATTTTTTCTTTGGTCTCGCTTGTATTTTGCCCAATTTGTTTCACTCTCAACCATGGCTTTTGCTTGCGATAATGTAGCATGGCCATCATCGTCTATCTGAATCAGTCCACATTTTGTAAAATATGCAACCGTCATATTGATATCATCTTCAGAAACATCTAGTTTTAAAGCTAATTCCTGTACCAAACTATCAAAATAGCCTTCATAGTACAAAATACAATCATCTTCTAAACTTTCCAACATAAGACGGATATAAATCACTGTCATAGTGTACCCACCAGGCATATTTTTAAGTCGCTTAATAAAAAGATTATCAAAAAACTTCTTATCAACTTTTAACCAAAAATATATTTTAGTCTTTGCCATCATCTACCCCCAGAAACTTCAAAATATCCGTAACTTTATAATAGACTTTTCTAGTCTCTTCTAGTGGTGGTTGATAGCGTCTTAGTCCTGCACCTTCCCACTTTTGCAAGGTTTTGTATTTTATATCTAACTCGTCCATAGCTTCTTGTGCTGATATTAAACCAGTTAGTCGTGGTTTAGGTCTTTCTCGGACTGCTAGATAGTTTTCTACTACTGTGCTTATTCTATTGGTTAAATCGTGTTCGCTTTCTTTACTCAAACTAAACATATCCTTCCACCCCTTTCAGTGTTAAATTCATTCTATTCCTCATTTTCTAGGCTGGTTTATGAGTTCGGAAGGTTATTTGGTCACTTAATGTCCTAAATAACATATCTTCCTGATCATTTAAAATCATCTCAATAGTTTTACAAGCTTTATGTCTTAAGTTTGTATCCGAAAGTTGATTATCTAATACTCCGAGAATTGCTGATAGATTTTCTATGTTCTCTATACGCTTAACTATAAAAGCCTCTTTTGTTAAGCCTTGCTCCTCTAATTTCTCATTAGTATATAAATGTACTCTATAAGTCATTTAATATCTCCTTGTTTATTAACACCTGCAAGTTGGATATATCGCCCATAGTCAGGGCTTAAACTCTCACTAGGTCTTTCTCCCAGTTTCCTGTTTTCTCGCTCCAGTTGGGCGCTCTTTTTGCGGTCTCGATGGTTTAGGTAAATTAGAAAGCCAATCAAAATCACGGTAAAAATAAGCGCCTGTGTATTGCTTAAATCTAGTTCATTCATGCTATGCCCTCGCTTTGTAATTCTTGATATAATTTACTTGATAGCTTCGCTCCATCTTCAGAAAGTCGTACACCTCTTCTGGAGTTACTTTATCATCTAAAAAGTCAATGATGAACTGAAAGAGGTTCTGATTTCTATCCTTGATTTTAGTCATTAGCTTATCAAATTCCGTTTGTGTCATGTTGTCTAGGTCTAGAGTCATTTTAAAAGCCCTCTTTTTTGTAAATCAGAAACTACTAAACTTCGTAAATACGTCCAAGTTGAAGCAGTCTCATGAGTAATATCATTACTTAACTTGTTTTCGCTTATTACTTGATTTAAGTAATTGAATAGCAACCAGTCAGGTTTTTTATTGTACATTTCTGCACACTCATCGTCATATTTTTTTAATTCTCCCAGTAAGTTCTCAACATTCTTATTATAAAATTCTTCATGACTCGCTTCCTGCATCTTGTACGCTTCAGATAATTTATAAAAACTTAGCCATAAATCAGTAATTACTGAATTACAATCTTCAACAATTTCCATTGCGCCAATATGATTCTTAGAATTATGCCACTCTGATAAAATATCTAGCTTTTCCTCTACAAGTACCAACTCTTTTTCAAATTCTTTAAAATAATCATTCATGTTTTTACCTTTTTCTTTTGGTTTGCCTGTTTCCTATACGTAATTAGCACCACTCCAAACGCTGGGCGATTGCCCCAAGTTGGCGAACGCTTGTAGCGGTGTTTCGTGAGTAATCATCCACATTTTCGCTAAACAAGGCCTTAGAATCACCCTGTCAGCGCTTGATTTCAAAACCTTTTCTAATTGCTTGCCTGCTCTTCGGTTTTTCTTTATATATTTGATAGAATGGATATTTTTTGATATAATCAAAGCATAGAAAAAATTTCTATATCCTTAATCTTGTCGCTTGCTCGCCTTGTCTAAAATTTGAGCAAGTGATTTTTTTATTTTCTTTTTGCATGATTACTACCTGACTTTGGTTTATAAAGCAAGTCTTTACTTTCGATAAGATCTAGAATCCAACTGAATCCCTGCTCTACTGTCTCAAGAAATGCGCCTAGGTCTTCACTGTCCAAGTTCTCATAGTTCATACAAAGATATTCGGCTAGTTGTCTGTCTTTCTCAACTAGCTTTTTAAAATCCTTGGAATACTTAGGAATTTCTAACCCTTTGGCATTTGTAACTGTCTTAAATTCATTTTCCATTTTCTATACTCCTATACTTTAAAAATTAATTCCTTAATTTCTGAATACCCCCTATTCAAGTTAATCATAGCTATTACCATATCTTCCAAGCGTTGGTAGTTTGTCAGTTCCGCGCTTGTTAAACTGTCAATACCGTTTTCACTTTCTCGCTCTTGCATGAGTTGGGACTTGTTTTTCCCTGTCACTCCCTTTAGTAGTAAGTTTGTAAGTGTACTATAGGCATGCTTGGGCGCTTTCTCCCATGTTTGAATAGCTTCAGTTAAGCTTTTACGCTTTGGCTTTTCCAGTTCTCTTTGAAGGTGGCGTTTAGAAAGTTCATCACGCATTTCAAAGAAGGCTTTGACTAGGTTCATTTTGAATTGCCGTACAGGTTCGGTATTCTTTAGATAAGTAATCAGCAATGTAGCCTGTTGTTCATTCAAACGATAGATTTTCATCGGTCGCCCTCGTCTATCTAATTTACGGATTTCAAATCCGATTATTCCGTAACTTTCAAAATCCTCTTGATGATTTCTTATTAAACTTTGTACTGTATCGTGCTTTACTTCAGCACATTCGGAGATGATTTCGCTCGTAGTATACGGCTCTTTCTTGCCGTCCATGTAAACCAGTTCCATTGGTTCACTCCTTTCTTCTTTTGTCAGTGCTTGCCACCTAAAACAGTACCAAGGTAAAGCATTAAAGTAGGGTAAAATCGGAGAATATGAACCCCTACAAACCCTTGATACTGCTATAGGTAGCAAGCAAATTACACTAGCGAATATTTAGCTAGATCCGTTTATTAATCTCCAGTGGTAAAGCACCACATGAGAAATCTGTAAATGTAGAGTAGTATTGCGATTAGTTCGCTCCTTTCTATTCTTTCGTATCTAGAAATTCATCCAGCGTAACGCCCAAGTAACTAGATACTTTTTTTAACGTATCAAGACTTGGATTCTTTGCACGTTCATAGTACAAAGCCGTTAAAGTGCTTTTTGAAATTCCTGTAGCCTCTGCAACATCAGCAGTTTTCTTACGTTGCTTGGCTAATAATAATCTCATGTTATTTTTCATAGTACTAAACCTCCTTTATTGGAAAATATCAGTTGAATAATTTAAAAAGTGTTGAATTATAACGCAAGATATATGCGTTACATTTTGAATTATACCGCTTATTTTTTGCGTTGTCAATCATTTTTTAAAAAAAGATGCGATTTTTTTGCGTTTGGATTTTGAAAACGTGATATAATAATCTTTGAAAGGTGTTGATATAAATGAATAGATTAAAGGAATTGAGAAAACGAGATAAAATCACGCAAGTAGCTTTTGCTAAAGATAATGGTATACCTCTAAGAACATTACAAAGTTGGGAAAACGGAGAAAGCCAGATAAAACCAGAAAAAGCCCAGCAACTAGCGGATATATTCGGAGTCAGTGTTGGATATCTGTTAGGATTCAATATTGATGATGTTACGGAAGATGAAATCAATTTCCATAACAATGTTATGGAGAGGATGAACAAAGAAGCATTTATTAGATTTTTAGACTTTATTACACTAAGTGATATCGTTTTATCTGATAAACAAATAGAAATGATTTTTTATCAATTACAAGATTTATCTGAACTGAATTCCGATTACAGGTACACAGAAACAGATGTAGAAAAGCTTAAATCTATGTACTCTGTAAAGTTAAATTATATGCCAACTGAAGGATTAATTAAAATATCTAATATACTTTACAAGGAAGATGCAATAGAAGAACAATTCGAACAATACAAAAAAATCATTGACTAATTTTTATCAATTACTAACATAATAAAAGGAGTAACTCTCATGGGATTTTTTGACACTGTAAAACAAGAAGGTAGTTTTTCTACTGCTTCTGGGGTAAATGGACTACACTACGTTGTCCTTCAGGTAACTTTGAAAGAAAAATTTTTCCGTACTGGATCAGGAAACCTTACAGAATTAGAAAATGTTATCAATAAACAAGCTTCAAAAGGTTATCGCCTACATACCATCACAACCGCCAATGGTGGAAGTAAAGGATTAGGTGGTGGTGACCGTATCCAAGCCACAATGGTTTTTGAGAAAATTCTATAAAAATTCCCCATCTTTTATTAGAACACATCAGCATATAGGAGGCTACTTATGAAAAAATTACTAAGCACATCAGCTATTTTACTTTCTGCTACCGTTCTAGTAGCTTGCTCTAACAATCAATCAGCTACCAAAGATAGCTCGGAGCAACCAAAAACTGAGCAAAAAAATACTACTTCAACAAACGTTAAAACCAAAGTAGATAACAGTAAATACGACAATCTAATTTCTGAAATCAAATCAAAATTAGATCCTGAATCAACTGGTGCAATAAGCGTAAAAATTCAAAATAACGTAATCGATTCAGATTCATCCGAACCGCATGATACAATCATAATTTTGCTAACTGGAACGGCTAAAGATAGCGCAAAAGAGACTATGGACGCAATCAATTCAAATTCTGCTACAACTAATCAGCAAAATGCAATTACCGTATTTCGGATGTCTATATCTGAGTTTGCTAAAAAATTACCAGACGACAATACTACTCTTTCCCTTGGATATGAAAAATCCGCTGATCAATACGACTTAATCGCAAAATCTTCAAAACAAAAAGATTTTATCCCTGTTGGAGAAATCATCGTAAATTAAAAAACTCCCCCATATTCGCCAATAGCGGCCTTATTTCTAAGGTCTATTGTGCAAAAACAGGGGGAATTGAAGAATAGAAAGCCAATTTTACAGACTAAAGCGCAAAAAACGACAAATTTGACAAATAGAGATGACTAATATCTTCTAAACCATCGGCGAAATCGTGGGCATATATAGAGAGAATTAAAATGAACAAAGAAAATCCATATTTTGAACAAACCAAACAAAACTACATAGAAGTTGAAAAACTCTATAAACTTGGTAAAGCAAAGCATACATCTTCTAAATACAGATTTCTTGCACCAGCAGTTAAAAGACAATCTGAACAATTCTTATTTGAAGCCAAGACTCAAAAAAGAAAATATTGGAAATTCAGTCGTGGTTCTCTGGTATTCGTAGAGTTCGGTGTAAATATAGGGGGAGAATTATCAAATAATCATTGGGCTATTGTCTTAGACAAAGTAGATAGTCCCTATAAAAAAACACTTACAGTAATTCCTCTAACATCTAAAAATCAAATAGATACTGTACTCATAGACGAAGTCATTGCGGAATATCCTTCTATTTTGCTTGATGAATATATTGAAAAATTACACAAAGATTTATTTGCCTACCTAAAATATTTAGATTCCAATAATGCAATTACTGAAGCTGCCTTATCGGATGTCTACCAAGCTTATACAGAACAATTTTCAAACGAACTAATTCAACCTAAGATAATAGACGATGATAACCTTAAACGGACACAATCAGAAATAAATGACGTTATTGAATTAACTCAATACTACAAAAAATACATTAAGCGTTCTTATGCCAAGTGTAATAACCTTCAAACAATCAGCAAAGATAGAATTTTAAAGAAAAATAGATTAGATCCAATCGGAAAAATGAAAGTATCTGATAACACATTGGACAAAATTAACGAAAAGTTAAAAGAATTATACCTTTTCTAATCTCTTGACATTTTTTAATAATTATATTACAATACAGCTATTAGGAGTTTAGCTCCATAAAGTTTACATTTGGATTTTAGATCCATAACGTGATAGTAGCCGTATTTGATACGGCTACTTTTCTTTTTATATTCTAGTAAACATAACTTAAAATAAAAAACTCCCCCATATTCACCTTGTTTTTTATTCTGGTACAATTTACCATATGACTGCTTAAAATCGAAAATAAGGGGTTTTCGTAGTTCCTCGCATGGTATAAACTCAAAACCTTTTCTAATTGCTTGCCTGCTGATGGAAAAGGAGTAAAACCATGAAGATTACAGAGTACAAAAAGAAAGATGGATCAGTAGTTTACCGTTCCAGCGTTTATCTTGGTATCGATACCGTAACAGGTAAGAAAGTCAAGACAACTATTTCAGACAGAACCAAGAACAGACTCAAAAGCAAGGCTATCCAAGCCAAGGTAGATTTTGAAAAAAACGGCTCAACAGTCACAAAAACCGTCAATGTTACCACCTATCAAGAATTGACGGAACTCTGGCTAGAAAATTATTGCCATACAGTCAAACATAGCACCCTTATAGGCGCAAAAAACAACATAAAAAAGTATCTCCTACCAGCCTTTGGAGACTACAAACTAGATAAACTAACGCCCCCAATCATTCAGCACCAGGTAAACCAGTGGGCAATAGATTACAATCAACTAGGAAAAGGTTATCAGCAATATAACCAACTCCATGCCTTAAATAAACGCATATTATCCTATGCCGTTTCCTTGCAAGTCATTGCTTCAAATCCAGCTAGTGATATCATCGTCCCACGGCGCAAACCCAAAGAAGGGCAAAAACTGAAATATCTGGATGACGACAATTTGAAAAAATTCTTAGATTATCTGGATCAGTTGCCAAACACTTATAAAAATTTCTCTGATACGGTGTTATATAAGACACTTCTAGCGACTGGTTTGCGTATTCGTGAGTGTCTAGCCTTGAAATGGTCTGATATTGACCTACAAAACGGTAGTATTTCAGTTACCAAGACTTTGAACACCCTCAAGGAAATCACTAGCCCTAAAAGTAAAAGTAGCATTAGAGAAATAGCACTTGATACCAAAACGGTACTCATGCTTCGGATCTATAAAGCAAGACAATCCCAAATAGGTAGGGAAATAGGGGTAACTTTTGAAAAAGTGTTCTCTGATACCTTTGACAATTATAGAGAAGCTGGAGCGCTCAGATTCAGACTAGAAAAGCATTTAAAACTAGCTGGATGTCCTCGTTTGAGTTTCCACGCTTTCCGACACACCCACGCTAGTCTATTGCTTAATGCTGGCCTGCCTTATAAAGAAATCCAAACACGGCTAGGCCATGCAAAACTTTCTATGACTATGGATATCTATAGCCATCTATCCAAAGACAATAAGAAAAAGGCGACTTCCTTTTATGAAAAAGCCATTGAGAATCTACAAAGTTCCTAA